TCCGTAGATAGTGTGCCGGATAACTGACCTTTCTTTACTTCTCTCCATCCTCCGCTTGCGCTATCCTTTGTTAAGATTTCACGCATAGCAGCCGAGATATTCATTTGGCACGATGTGGCGTAACCGATTGCAGTTGAATCTTTATACAAGCGCATTAACGTACCATTAATAATTCCTGTAGTTGGCATTTTATTATTTTTTAACTTTTGACAAATCTATATTAACATCAATTTTTTCTAAATCATTCTCATCTTCAAAATATTGCATAGGCATTGGCACAGGAATATAAATAGGTTGAGGTGCCTCTTGCACTTTCTTCTCTGGCATTTGCTCCACGACAAAGTCATCATCAAGATGCTCTGCAATGCCATCGGCAACAAGTTGCTTGCCAAAGTCGGAAAGGAATACTCCTGTTGCGCCTACTGGCTTGCCATTCCACTCTTTTATTAATCTTATTTTCATAATTATCGTTTCATTTTTGCCATAAAATCAACTGACATCCAATATACATTTAGGGTAGGATTGTACACTTGTGAATCACTTGACATATATTTAATAGTTTGAACACTTATACCGTTTACTGTGCCCGTAAACCTATCGAGACTATTTCTTATGTTGTTTGCAAGCTCTTGCGTACTATCATAACTTTGAGTGTAGCAATCAACTTGAAATTGCACTTCCTCCAAGTTACTTTGTCCATCCTTGTAATCAACGGGAGTAGAGTTTACAATAGTGTAAACACAGAAGGGATATTGCACATCTTGTGGCGTTAAATCCGGATATATCTTTTGCCCTACAATACCTATGACTGTTGGCTCTGCGCTTAACCTTCCATATATTACCTTTCCTATCATTCCCAAAACTTTTTAGGGTACATCTTAACTACTTCCTTTGCCTCTGCTACCATCTTTGGATAAACAACAGATGTTGACATATTTTTTGCTTTTAAGACTATCTTTTGCCTCCATGCCTTTGCAGATCCGTAAACCATGTGAGCGTAAAAACCATCGTATTTTTGTTCACTATTTAAAGTAGAACCTACTGGCTGTGGAATGTAATGAGGCCCTATTGCTCCATTGTTCCACTTGTATTTTTTTAGTAATTGGCTTAAACCTTTTACAGACCTTTGGAGATTGCCAGGTTTAACTATATACCTATACTTACTATTACCATCAGACTTACCTACACCTTTGGCAAACGTACTTATTTTGTGTTCTTTTTTAGACACAGGAATAAGCGACTTATATATATTTATTGCAGCAGGCATTGCGGCATTGATAACATCCATTCTTTTATCAACTGTTATATTTGATAAGATGTCATCTAATTCAAGAACGCATTCTGCCAAACCATTAGCAAACAAACCTCTTCTTTTAGCACCTGTTCCGCTTGATTTCCTTAGTCTTGATATTTGGCTCTGCGTGATGTAAGTCATGGTAAAATATTAATTAGGAGAACACCTAAGTATTCTCCTAATATTTAGGCAACAGTTAGCGTTAATGCAGATGCGTTAAACTTAACTTCATCTCCAGATGCAATAGTTTTTGCAGTGGTTAATTGACCAAAGAAAAGTAAATTACCAGATGCTGAAGCGTCAAATACTGCAACGTGAGTAGCAGATGCCGTAGCCGTTGCACTTGATGTAATAGTAAAAGCAGATGCATTTGTAATAGTACCATTACCAGCCGTTCCTCTTGTCCATGACCCTGTTCCAGATGCAACTGTAATTCTTGAGTAAAGAGCAGTACCTCCTAATCCTGTGTCTAATGGATCACCGTTGTATAACTGTACAAAAGTTGCAGTTGGAGCAGTCATTGATGTTCCTGCTATCCATCCTGTTATTTGGTCTTCCAAATAATTTGAAAAAGCACTCATAGTTTATTAGTTTAAATTATTTAAAATTACTTCTCTCTTTTTGTTTGTCTTATCCACTCTAAGCACATCGTTCAAATACTCCCTTCCCTCCTTCACTATCGCCTCTCTGTCAAAGTCCTTGTTTTTCACTGCCTTTATGACATCGCCAAAGTTGTCATACTTTATCACACCTGGAATGTTATACTCTGGTATGCCCTTTGGTGCAATAGTAACTCCTCCAGCAACTAACATTTCAATGGCAAATATATTACTCTTTGCAAAGTTGAAATCGTTTTTGAGTAACGGAAATAACCCATAATGGCATTGGCTATTGTTCAATGTTTCAAAGTAGCCAAACAAGGAACTATTCCATTCCTTTGTTTTTACCTTTGGGAACAAGTGTGCCATAATAAAATCTTGTATGCCAAGCATGGCAACATCACAGCTCTCATCTTCCGCTAACTCATTTATATAACTTGCAATGCTGCCTATGTCATTCAAGTGATGCATTGAACCGCGCCAAATAAATCTTATCTTATCTTCTATCTTAGGTACTGGCATGAATGGTTGTATAATTGGATTCCAACCGTTATTTATAACCGTGCTTGCAATGCCTTCGTGATACGGCATATAATACTTTTGCAAGGCATCGGTAGAATAAATAATATGGTCAGCAAAGCCAAAGCAATCCTCCACCGTTTTTCTCATTGCCTCATGGCTTAGTCCAGCGTGTGCCGGATTAGTCCTTGTTGTTTCGTGTAGATTATCGTCATGGTCAATGATAATCTTCTTACCCATCCTTTTACACTCTCTTAGCATTTCAAAGTATGCCATGCCGTTAGGAGATTTAGCCACTACTACATCAATATCCATTAAATCATACCACTTTGCCGATTCAATGGCAAGGTATCTTATATCATGCCCCATGTAGGCATAGCAGCCAACCGTGCGGTAGAAGTCGGTAGCAGGAGAGTTGATGTTTGTAAAAATGGATATTTTCATAGTGTTAGGTTTATTTCTTGCCAGTTGCCTTTTTACTCATTCGATTATTATGTTTTTATAATTTTTGATTAATTAAAGGTTACAGTACTTGATGATGGTGTAAATGTTATAGTATAAATTTTAAACTCCCCAACAATAACAGGAGTTGTTCCTAAAACACCAGATGTAAATGTTGCGTTTATATTGTTTGGTATTTTAATAATTACAACTCCAGAGCCACCACCAAAACTATTTGTATTTATTAGCACTGCATTATCACCTCCATTTCCTCTATTATCTGCGGCAACGGTATTTCCAACGCCATAATTACCTATACCACCTGTACTGTACGTAACAGGTGAGCCAGTTATGTTTGAATTTCTTCCAATTCCACGTGTTGGTTTTCCACCAGCACCTCCAGCACCACCACCACCTCCAGCACCACCACCTCCACCACCATTACTACCTGCAAATCCATAACCTATACCTCCCGATGGACTTGTTTGTGTAGAATTACCTCCAATAGTCACTATAGTAAATGAAGCACCACCGCCACCACCAGAACCACCATTTAAACCATTATCGCCTCCAGTATCACCTCTACCTCCACCGCCACCGCCACCGCCAATAGCTATTATATTATTTGTTAAAGTTGAATTACCGCCATTACCTCCATTTGTCGGTGATGTTGAAGAAGTACCACCTGAACCACCCTGGCCTACAAATAAAGGATAACTTGTATTTTTATTTAAAGAAATATTACCCTCAACAAAACCTCCAGCACCACCACCTCCACCACTCCAACCTCCACCTCCAAAGTCTGTATATTGACCTCCAGCACCACCGCCACCAGCAACTACAAGGTAATCAACAGTAAAGGAAGGTGCTACACTTGTCAACGTCGCATTCGTCACCGTTGCCGATCCTGTTACACTTGCTGCTAATGTTGCAACTCTTGCTACACTTGCATTTGTCAATGATGCCGAAGCAATGGCAGAAGCTACAAAAGTAACACCGATGCCTGCCTCAACGCTTGTCTGTGCAGTTGCTGTCATTTCTGCAGAGATAATTCTTGTTATCTGTGCGGCAACTGTTGTCAGTGCCGTAGCATTTAAATCTGCATTAACTGTATAGGATAATGTAGCATTTGCTGATGTGTTAGCCGTAGCATTTGCAGCTGCGTTAACTGGTATAGTTAACTGTGCCGTACTTTGTGTAATAGCCGTTGCCGTTGCACTTGCCTCAATCACTTTGGTAAGCGTAGCGTTTAATGCAGTTGATGCACTGGTAGTAGGACTACTTTGCATTGTAACTGTGCGCTTAATTTCAGCTGCAACTGTGCATAATCCACTTAATGCAGCATCTACACTAACAGAGCCTTGTGTCACTACATCAACAGCAGCCGATGTCGTAGCACTTGCATTTAATGTACTTAATAAAGTTTTACTTACTAAAGCATTTGCCGATAAAGTAGCATTTGCATTTAATGTACTATCTATATTTATAACCTTTGTCACACCAGCAGCTAAAGTGCCGTTTGCGCTAACATCGCTATTAATTGGTATCACTTTTGTAGCATTGGCAGAAAGATTGCCAGATGCGGAAAGGGAAGCAGCCGCCAAGACTTGACCTTGTTGGCTAACTGTTAATTCAGCGTTAGTCGTTGCTATGGCATTCATTGCAGCAAGCACATTGTGTATCACTTTAATATTAGATGATACATTGGCATTTGCTGAAAGGATGGCAGCAACGGAAACACCGGTAATAATGTAGGAGTCGTAAAACTCGCCTTGAAAACTTATAAATCTTCTATCGTGACTTACCTTTATATTTCTTACTTGATATAACTTCTCATTCCAAATAATACGACTTTCTTCATCAATGCCTGTCGTATATCTTATAGTAAAGTCGCTAATATTTTTAGCAGTATTCTTACCATCTATAACCGTTTCATTTGATGGAGGTAACTTGCTTTCGGCATTTGCCCAAACAGTAGTTAAATCTGCCCATGACTCGGAGGCATAGCCTGTGTCTGATTTTGAACGTGTGACATTTTGGATAGTAATCCTGTCACGCATTCGACCAATAATTTCATTTTTGTTATACTTCATTAGAAATATTGAACGCGATATTGGTCAAGTAAATATTGGGAAGCCGTAGGTAATTTTTTAACGTAGTCTTGCCTATTCTCGTAGGTATCGGCTATCATTAATAAGATAGCTTGTCTTATTTGGAATGGCACACCGCTACTTTCTGTGTCGTACCCAGCCGTGTAAGTAATTGTAACATCATTTATATTCCCGTAAAGTGTAGGCCATGTTTTCCCGTAAGCAATAGAGAGCCGTGCTGGTTTACTAAATGTGTCAACGACATAGTTAGTCGCTGATAAGGTTTGCGTAGTATTTTGGCTGTCTGCGTACTGAAAATTAGTAACGGCAATAACTGGAGATACACTAAGGTATAAAGTAGGATTAGATAACCTATCAAATTTCTCCGTTATTGTTTGTGTAATTAATGCTTGGTTTAAATAACTCTCTGCCACCATCCTTGCACCTTTTATAAGAGTATTTAACATTAAATCTTCGTTAGAATCATCAATCTTTAAATAGCTTTTAACCTCGGCAAGGGTCCAAGGTTCATTTACAGGTGCAGTAATTACTTTCCAAGCCATTTGATTATATTTTAAAATGGAGGACTATATTTCAAGTCCTCCAGATTAGATACCCAATGAAATTACAGATTCTTTAGGTGCTTAATTGCAGCCGTATTAAGCAATTTGCCATCATACCTTGCATACATCAAGAAGCCAATTTCCATCTCATCCATGAAACGCTCACGCAATGGCACAAGGACATTGTTCGCAACAGCACGGATTATATACTTACTCCAATCTCCAAAGAAAATAATCTTCGCATCAGCAGCCTGTGCGGATGGTAAATCATTGTTCACAAAGAAATTGTAACCCAATAATCTATCAGGTGTACCTTCTCTAAGTGATGGTTGGAATAATGGATTTTTATCACTATCGTAATTTAACTTTCTAACCGCACTTAAAATCTGGTCATGCATCATGAACGCAGTTGATGGGCTATTTCTGTAAGCTATGTCAACAGAGTGAACAAGGTCAACAAGGTTAGCAGCAGTAAACGCACCAGTAGATGCCGATTCTACACCACTTGGTGCAACATCTCTAAATCCTGTTGGTTTACCAGAACCATCACCGGTAGTAAATGCAGTGTTCAACGCTCTACCTAAACGCTCACCTAACATGATTGGTAATTCACTATTCAATAGACCAAACTCGTCATTTGCCCATTCAACAGATACCTTTACCAATGTGTTACAAACGTGAGCTGCAAAAGTCTCTCTTGTGAATGTCATGTCTTGAACAGTCACCGCGTTACCTTCTGTATGCCAGTTAGCACTTGTTCCTGTATCGTTTACCTTTGGCCAGTACAATGTACCTGCTTGTGGAGTAGTTATAATACGGCTAACCTGTAACATTGGTCCGTAGTAAGCCATTGTTCTTTCCAACTCGTTTGAGAACTGGTAAGGAATAACATAACCACCAGCCAAGCCAGTCTCAGCAGTTGTAATAGTAGCAGTACCACGCATTTCACGAAGCAAGTTACTTTCTTTGTTATTCAACTCTCTCTTAGCAATCGCCTTCATGAACGCAGAGTGATACTCTGGAGACTTAACAATCTCTCTTTGATCCGTTGGCAATGCAGCAAGTGTGTCCTCAATAACACTAACTCCTCTTGTTTCAGAGTTGATTTCATTCCATCTTTCTAAACGTGAAATTTGGTCTGTATAACTTTTAAAAGAACCATCTGCTTTATCCCATTGTGCGGATTCGTCAGCAGACATTAATCTACCTTCGGCTGCGGCTCTTTTTTGTAGGTCTTCCATTATTGCGTAATCGGAAGCCCGCTTTTCTCTTAATTCCTTTGCAGTCATTATTTTGTTTTTAAATTTAATAAGTGCAGGGCATTCCTGCGTAATTCGTTCTGTATATTAATTTCAGATTTTACTGATATGTCAATAACGCTTTGTAAATCTTCATCTACCTTTCCTGCTATCTGTTCATAGCTGCGCTTGGCAACCATTGTATCTGGATTAGCCGGATAAGTAACGGGAGAAACATCATATACTTTCTTTATGCCTCTAATCACTCTCTTTGGTTTCATGCCTTCCCTTTCTTGCCAATCCTCAGCCTCTACGCTAAAAGCAAATGAAGATTGATACACATCACCACGTTTAACCATCTCTAAAAGATCATTACCTAAAGTAGTGTTTGGTGCCTCAAACTCATATTCCATAGCAGAACCAGTAACCTTTAATTTTAGGGTACCAGATTTAGTCCTTGCCAAAACCATGTTAGCATCGTGATTAAATAGTGCTACTACATCTGTCATGTCAGAGTTCGTAAATACATCTTGGCTCATCTCCTCGTCGTACCAACCCATATCGTAGGCAGAGTTAAACACGGTAGCAGTGCCTACTATTGTGCGAGATTCTGGCATTGCCCTAAACTCGTAATTTATACTTCTCTTTTCCATTGTTTCTTCTTTTGAACGTTCGTCCATTATTTTATTAGCTGTTCTTTCTGCCCAGGGCAACATAGTTGAACCACCCCAAGCGTCATACATGATTGAACCGCATATCTCGTTATCGTTATCATCAAAATATTTGCCTTGGTCATATACTTTGGCTCTGCTTAAAAAACTATATGTCCTTATTACCTCATCGTCACTTAATGGTTCTCTGCTTGATAGCTGCCTTGCTCTTGTCCAGCCTACACTTGTACCGCACTGGCTGCCATTATCTTCTTTATGCTGCAATGCTTTCTTTGCGGCATTTGTTGCTGATTGTGGATAATTACTATATGGCATCGTTTGCAGGTTCTATCTTTATGTTAGATGCTAAAGGCAATTCATAACTATCTCCACCGGTGTAAGGATTCATATTCTCTTTAATCCTAATTTCGTTAGGTGACATGGCCAATACATTGCGCATAGTTGTATAATAAGATGATCTCGCTGCCACATCTCCACGCAATAAGCCATCAAGATTAAAACGAGTACAATAATTGTACTTTTCTGCATCAAAAAATATCTTTCTATTAAACTCTGCCTCTATGGTTTCACATAATGGCATAATAGTGTAATTAACAAACATCTGGCTGAGTTGCTCCATATTGCTAAATGTTGCCTTATCCATATCTTCTAATAAAACACCTGGTACACCAGTCATTCGAGCAATGTCTGCAATAGTTGACTTTTTTGTTTCATTGAAAGCTGCATCGTTTGGATTAAGTCCTACCTTCTGAAAGTCCATGCCTTCCTCTAAGATGGCAGTGCCTCCAGCATTTTGACTGCCTCCAAAAGCACGATTAAAAGAAGATTTTAATCTGTCGTATGCCTCATTAGTTAACTTGCCAGGATGCTTTAGCACTCCGTTCAAGTGTGCGCCATTCTTATAAAAGTTAGCACCATAATTTCTATTTGCTAAAGCCAAGCCGTAATTATCCCTATGTAGGTCAGGCATTTTAAATGCTTCGATTCCATTCCATGTTAAATTAGGAATGTGAATCATATTTTCACAACTAAATTTTTTATTACTTTTTTTACTCTTGAACATTAACTCACCTCTCGTATTGTAATAGCTTTCTATTTGAGTAGGATCAAGAATTGTAAAACTATTTATTCTTTGAGTAATGCTATTCCTATTTATGGAAGCGTAAAACACACCATGTGAAAGGTAGTGTAATACTAAAGTTTTATAAAATGTGTGAGCTGTGTAATAATCGTTAGGTTCACGAGCAATTACTTTTAAGTTAGGATGCTCCTTTGCTATTCTTATCCCTCCGTTATCCATCTTCTCTATAATGTCAAAAGGCAAAGACGCAATAACACCGCCAAGTATTTGAGTAGCACGGTAAAAGGCAGGAAGACCAATAATTGAATATTCATCTACTGCCACGCCAGCTGCAGATCCTCTTTGAAACAATGCGCCTAATGTATCACCGTTAATTGGTGTACTTGGATTCTCTATACTCGCACGAGTATTAGAAAAAAAAGACCGCATGGTGTTAATTATTCCCATGCGGCAAATATAAACCAGATTAGTATGAAGTTATAAACCTTGAGTAACAGACTAAACAAACTTCATTTCCATATAATTACTTTTAGCTTTGCGAAAGCTATTATATGTTGTGTACTTTTCATCAAGACCTAACTCTTCTCTTTCTTCCTCTAATTTCTGCCATGCCTCTTGATGTGTTTTACATTCTCCCGATAATTCATAAAACCTATGAAAATATCCCGATGTTGAATTAATCTGTCTAACCTGTTGAGCGTACTCATGCTTTCTCATTAAATTCTCCATAATTAAAAGGTTTTTATTTTAATTAGGTACATTTTATAACATCAATAATCCTCCTTCCCTTTCCTTGCCCTCATATATCGTTGGTCTATCTCCTTGCATTATCTGTGCGTAAGCCATAACCATTGCTACCGCTCCATCTACTTTTTCAGTGCTTTTAGCTTTATCTATCTTTATGTTGCCAGCAGGATCAAGTCGCAAAATAACATTGCTCATCATCCACTCTAATACTGGATTGCCATCGTGTGTAATCTCATGAGATAAAAACAACTTTTCTACCTCCTTGGTTGGTGCAGACATAGAAATAAAACCTTGACCAAATGGTTTCATGGTTGCACCATCGTTTGTGAGCTGAATAACAAGCTGCGAGGCATTCCATCGGTCAAAACAAATGCACTCTATTTTATACTTAGCCGTTATTTCAATTACTTTATTCTTTATGTAATCGTAGTCAGTTACATTACCATCTGTCATAGTAAGATGCCCATCCTGTTGCCATTGCAGATAAGGTACACCATCACTCAATGATCGCTCTCTCACATTATCCTCTGGGCAAAAGTAATAAGATTTTATGTGTGGTTTAGATAATCCTTCTTGTACGGGAAAACACAGTACAAGTGCGCAGATGTCACGCGTTGAGGCAAGGTCTAAGCCAGCAAAGCATTTTTTATTATATAAAGTAGCATCATCAATAAATAACCTGGTTGCATCAATGTAAGACTGAGAAATCCAAACGGAGGAGGTAGATGTCCATACGTTTAGATTTTTTGTCATAAATTGTATTTGCTTTGCTGCTCCTTCGTTTAATGCCTTTTGGTACTGGTTGTCCATGTAGTCCATGTAGGGAGTGACGCCAAGATTTGGATTGGATTTCGTCCAGTTTCTTTTATCTTGCCAATCATCGCCTTCATCTAAGCAAAATAATAATGGAAATACAGATTCATCCACCTTTCTCTTTTCCAAAATGTCAACCATTACCTTCCTGTACATATAGCAGGGACTTTCACGATTAAAGCCAGCAGTAGTTGTTATTAGAAGTAATGGTTGCAATCTTGATCCCATGCCTGTTTCCATAACTTCAAGTACATCGCTTGTCTTATGCGCGTGATATTCGTCAATAATAGCACAATGTGGATTAAGACCATCTAAGGTATCAGCATCGGCACTAACCGATTCAAATTTAGTATTTGTCGTAGGTACATTGCAGTTATATTTTAAAACATTAACCAACTTGTTAAATGTCTTAGAATCATTCTTTAAATTCTTTAAAAATACTTTAGCCGTATCAAATGCAATCCTTGCCTGGTCTCTGGTTGTAGCAGCAGTATACACCTCCGCTCCCGTTTCATTGTCTAATAAAAAACAATAAACTGCAATCGCAGCTGCTAACTCCGTTTTGCCGTTTTTCCTTGCAATCTCAAGGTAAGCCTTGCGGAAGCGTCTGCCACCAGTCTTTTTCTGCCATCCAAACAATACTTTTATAAAAAACTCTTGGAATGGTTGGATGTTAAATCTTTGCCCGGCAAACTCGCCTTTGGTGTGGCGCAGTGCGGAAATAAAGGAGAAAGCCCTGGTTGCCTTCTCCTCTGAAAATATAAACTCCCAATCGTTATTTTTTAAATCAGCTAAATGCCTGTCAACTGCCAGCCTTGCATAGTTGCCTAATATTAATCGCCCCGAAACAACATCCTCAATAAATTTCATTTAGGTGTTTTAATTTCTATGGCAATAAATCTAAATAAGAAAATAAAACTAACAAATCCAAGTGCCTCTACAAAGTCTATATAATCAAACCAAAAAAATTTAACAAATAACCAATTCCACAAATAGTAAAATGGAACGGCTAAACCTGTTACCATAATACTAATCACGATTATAAAAGTCAATGTTTCATAAATGCTTTTTTTCATTAGTTCATTTTTAAAAGTTTAGCTATCTCATCATCCTCATCTTCGTTACTATCTCTAAAGTAGTCCAGTTTTAAACGGCTGCCAGGATCTAAACCTAAACTCTTACTAATCTCCAAAAACATATCCATACTTTGCTTAAATGCTGTCCATTCTGCAGAAACTTGCCTTGCACCGTTTGGATGCACCATAACTGCACCGGCAACTGCAAGAACCTCGGCATTGTAAAGCAAATGACCAATGGCACGCGATGCAATGCTCAAAAAAATGTCGTCAACGTCCTTGCTTGCCTTGTGGGCTTGAAGATGGTCTTTTAATTTCTCATAAATCTTTACCTCATCCTCATTCAGTTTTAGCAGCGACCTGCCGACTGGGCTACCGGAAAAGGATTTGATACGGGAAGGTATCAGAGTACCTTGTAATTCTTTTGCTTTTAATGATTTTGCTCTCATTTGCTTTTGCTTTTGTATGTTTTGTTAAACCCCCCTTTTGGGCATTGATTTGATGTGCTTACGTT